AGAACGGGATCAAGGCCGAGATCGACGAGGGCATCCAGGCCCTGAAGGATCTGGGCGGCGTCCTCTACAACGTCTACGGCATCCTGTCCGGCGTCGCTCGCGCGGCGACCGAGGCGGGCGGCACGTCGCTCGGCACGCTGAACGACGCACTGGCCAGCATCCACAAGACGGTCGACTCCCCCGGCTTCCAGTCCGGTCTCGTTGACGTCTTCAAGGCTGCGCACCAGGCGATGGACAACATCGCCACGACATCCGGCCCGGCTGTCGAGAACCTGTTCAAGCAGCTCGGCTCGCTCCTGACCACCGTCCTCCCGCAGGCCGGCCAGATCATCGGCACCGCGCTGAAGGCGGTCGCTGACGCGCTCGCGCAGCCTGCCGTGACCCAGGGCATCACCGCTCTGTTCACGGGGCTCCAGGGAGCCGTGGACGCCCTCGCTCCCGCGATGGCTCCGCTCGGCCAGGCGCTCGGCGCGATCATGCAGGTCGTCGCCGCGATGCTCCCGGTCTTCGCTCAGCTTGTCTCGGCGGCGATCATCCCGCTCGCGGGCGCGTTCTCGACGCTCGCTCCGCAGCTCATCCCGATCGTCCAGCTTCTTGGCGGCGCGCTGACGCAGGCGTTCCAGACGCTGGCTCCGATCATCCAGCAGATGGTGCCGATCGTCGGCGACCTGCTCGGTACGGCGTTCCAGTTCCTCGGTACGATCCTGCCCCCGATCGCAGCGATCTTCGGGCAGATCCTCCAGGCCGTGATGCCTCTGGCGCAGGCGCTCATCAGTGCGCTGGCTCCGATCCTGCCCGTGCTGGCTCAGGCGTTGACCACGATCTTCACGGCTCTCCAGCCGGTGATCGCCATCGCGCTCCAGATCATCACGGCCGTCATCGAGCCTCTGCTCCCGATGCTGAGCTCGGTCATTCAGTCCGTGCTGCCTCCGCTGGCCGACGCGATCTCTCGCGTGGTCGAGGCGCTTCAGCCGTTCCTTCAGGCACTGCTCGCGGTCGTCAACTTCCTGATGCCGATCCTGGTTCCGGTGCTCCAGTTCATCATCGAGATCCTGGCCGGCGCGCTGGTCGCCGCGATCAACGGTGTGGGCCTGGTCCTCGAAGGACTGAAGGAGTTCTTCGTCGGAGTCTTCGACTACATCGTCGGCTTCTTCAAGATCTGGTGGGGCCTGTTCAAGGGCATCTTCACCGGCAACTGGGACACCTTCAAGGACGGCTTCAAGCAGCTCTGGGAAGGCATCAAGGGAATGCTGAAGGGCGTCTGGGACACGATCCTGGGCGCACTGGAAGTGTTCCTGAACGTCGGCATCCTCGGCGCTGCGGGCAAGGGCTTCAAGGCCATCGGTGCCCTGTTCAAGTCCGCCTGGAAGGCCATCGGCGAGATCTTCACCGGAGCCTTCGCCGCGATCCGTGGCTACATCGGAGTGTTCTTCACGGGCGCTCGCGGTCTGGTCACTGACGGACTCGCGGCCATCGGCCGGTTCTTCACCTCCGCTTGGTCTTCGATCAAGACGGCGGCAGTAACCGGCCTGACCAGGCTCGTCTCCACCGTGGGCGAGTGGATCGGCAAGGCCGTCACCAAGGTGAAGGAGCTGCCCGGCAAGGCGAAGTCCGCACTGGGCTCGCTCGGTTCGACGCTGCTCTCTGCCGGTAAGGAGCTCATCAAGGGCTTCATCTCCGGCATCACCTCGATGTTCTCCTCGGTCAAGAACAAGCTCGGAAGCCTCACCGACAAGCTGACCGACTGGAAGGGTCCGCTCCCCAAGGACAAGGTCCTTCTCTACAACGCCGGTGTTGTGATCATCAAGGGTCTGATCAAGGGCCTTGAGTCGCAGTTCGACAACGTGAAGAAGAGCCTGACGGACCTGACCGGACTGATCGGCAAGGCCAAGCTCAGCAAGGGCCTGACCGCCAAGGTCAAGGCCGACCAGGCGCAGCTCAACAAGCTGCTCGGTTCGTACGACAAGCTGAAGGCCAAGGTCGACGACGCCAACGTCACGAACATGGAAGGCGGCTTCACCGGGATCATCGAGCAGCTCACGCAGGCTCGGGATCAGGCGAAGCACTTCGCTGACGTGCTGGCCAAGCTGAAGAAGCTGGGCCTCAACTCGGAGATGTTCGACCAGCTCGCGCAGGCCGGCCCCCAGGCTGGCATGGAAGCGGCCGAGGCGATCCTCGGTGCTGGTCAGGCTGGCGTCAACCAGGTCAACCAGCTTGAGAAGGAGATCGCGAGCGCGGCCAACAAGGTCGGCGCGACTGCCAGCCAGGTGATGTACGACAACGGCATCCACATGGCTGAGGGTCTGGTCAAGGGGCTGGAGTCCCAGGCTGGCGCGATCGAGAAGCAGATGCTGAAGATTGCCGACTCGATGGTCAAGGCCATCAAGAAGCAGCTCGGCATCCACTCCCCCTCGCGGGTCCTCGCCAAGATCGGCTCCTACGTCGGTCTCGGATTCCAGAAGGGTCTGCTCTCCGAGCGGTCCAACGTCGCCCAGGCGGTCGAGGACAGCTTGCTCGTCGGCGCCACGTCGAACAGCACGGCACGGAACATCGCCTCTGCGGTGGGCTCCGCGCTGGGCACCGGCAGTGCGACGGCAAGCAGCTCGAAGACCCTGAACTACTACGCGGCCCCCGGCTCCTCGCTCGGCTCCGAGGAGGATCTGTTCGCCGCCGCCAACCGAGCCAGGATGGGATGGTGAAGTAAGTGCCGAAGCTCCTGCTGGTGAGCGGTGCAGACACGATCGACCTCAACGAGATCGACGACTACGGGATCGGGTTCCAGGCCAAGTCCGGTGTGACTGGCCTGGGCCTGCCCCCGGTCTCGGTCCAGTGGTTGGAGGGCGCCGGAGACGGCGCCACCTTCCGTAGGACCCGTGTTCAGACCAGGGACATCGACCTGCCGGTCGAGATCCTGGCGAACGACCGAGCGGACCTTCAGGAAAAGCTCTCCCGGCTGGCACTTGCGCTGGCCGGGGGGTGCTCCCTGGTCCTGCTCGACAACGACGGCTCGTCCTGGTCGACCGAGGTTCACCGCGTCGGCGGTGGTGAGTACACCTACGGCGCAGACACGATCGGCGAGCGCGAGTTCCAGACGGTCATCACGCTGCGGGCCGGCGACCCGTACTTCACCAGCTCGGCGCAGCAGGTGCGTACGATCTCGGGCGCGTCCAGCGCGGGCGCGTTCCTGGCCAACATGGTGAACATGACCGTCGCCCCCTCGCAGGCGATCGGCTCCATCGACCTCTTCAACTCGGGTGACGCTGCGGCGTACCCGGTGTGGGAGGTGCGCGGTCCGGGTGACACGTTCGTCGCGACGTCACCCAGCGGCGAGACGCTGAAGTGGAACGGCACCCTGACTGCCGGACAGAAGCTGATCGTCGACACCCGCAAGGGGACGGTGCAAGACGAGACCGGCACCAACCGGTACGACCTGTTGGACACCGCGCCTCGCTTCTGGACCGTCCAGCCTGGCAGCTCCACCGCGACCGCCTCTCTGTTGAACACCACCAGCGCCTCGCAGATCACCTGCTCCTGGTACCCCCGGAAGTGGATGGTGATCTGAGTGCGCCTGGAAGACATCACTGTCGAGGTGCGTGACAAGACGCTGGTTCGTCGGGGCATCATTCGCCCCGAGGAGCTGGACCTCGAACTCACGGACAACTTCAACAACCTCGGCTCCTGGTCACTGAACCTGGCGTCCGAGCACCCGCTGTGTGACATCCTGCGGACGCCCGGCGCCGGGATCATCGTGACCGGCCCCGACGACGTACTCCTGTCCGGGCCGATGGTGAAGTCGGAGTTCGCCTCGACCCCCACCGACCCGGACGGGACAGTCGCCTTCGAGGGCGTGTCAGACACTGTCTGTCTTGCAGATTCCCTGTCCTTCCCGCAGCCGTCCAACCCGGACGGCGCCAGTCAGACAGAGGCGCATGACGTGCGCAGCGGTCGCGCCGAGACTGTCATGCATGCCTACGTCAACGCCAACATCGGTCCGTCAGCTCCAGCCGCTCGTCGCAAGACGGGGCTCATCATGGGCGCGGACGGAGCGCGCGGACCGATCATCAACCAGTCCGCGCGCTTCCCAGTGTTGGGCAACCTGCTCACTGAGATCGCCCTCCTCGGACAGCTCGGCTTCCGTGTCGTGCAGCGTGGGGCGAACCTGGTCTTCGAGACCTACGCCATCACCGACCGCACGGCGTTCGTCCGGCTCGACGTCCGCAACGGGACGCTCTCCGGGCAGAAGGTCGGCATCTCCCCGCCCGGCGTCACGCGCGCCATCGTGGCGGGCCAAGGCGACCTCACTGATCGCCAGTTCCTCCAGGTCGACAACGCCGAGTCCATCGCCGCCGAGACCGACTGGGGCCGGCGCATCGAGCAGTTCATCGACCAGCGCAACACCGACGACTGGACCGAGCTCCAGCAGGCCGGTGACGAGGCCCTGGGGGACGCAGGCTTCACGGCCATCAACGTCCAGGTCGTACCGATGGAAGACAGCCAGGCCCGCTTCGGCAAGGAGTGGGGACTGGGTGACGCGCTGGTCGTCATCGTCGATGACCAGGAGCTGAAGTCCACGGTCACCGGATACGTCATCAAGGCTGGCTCCGATGGCTTCAAGCTCGGCGCCCTACTCGGCGACCCGACCGGCTTCGACGCCTCCGCCGCGCTGAACAAGCGCGTGGCCAACACCGAGACCCGCCTGTCCAACCTGGAGCGCAACTCCACGGGAGGCGGCTCGTCCTCGTCCGATCAGATCATGCACATCATGGGGGTGTGGTAAGCGATGGCGAACACGCCGAAGCGCCTTTCCAGAGGCAACACTTCGACGACGCTCACGAACGTCTACTCGGTGCCGACAGGCGCGACGACGATCGTGACGAACATCGTGGTGGCCAACTCGGGCACCAGTGCGGCGACGGTCCTGATCCAGCTCAACGGGCTGGCGATCATCCCGAACACCTCGATCCCCGGTAACGGCATCTTCACCCTCGACATCGCCCAGGTGATGGACGCGGGCAACACGATCCATGTGCAGGGCAACACGACGACCTGCCAGTACTTCATCAGCGGAGTGGAGGTGACAGCCTGATGGGCTTCTCCGTAATCCCGGAACCTGCCATCTCCGGCTTCACGGGCCCGCAGGGTCCGGCCGGTACGATCCCGTCCGATCCGACGTTCACTGGCTCGATGGCGGTGAACGACACCTCCGGCGACCCGAACATCGACATCAAGAAGAACGGCTCGCTGCGCTGGAAGATCCGCTCTGCGGGCAGCGAGACCGGCTCGAACAACGGCTCCGACCTGTGGGTGGAAGCCTTCGACGACTCGGGCGCCAAGCTGAACGACCCCATCTGGATCTCCCGCACGCTCGGCCAGGTCTCGATCGGCATCGCCAACAGCACGCAGAGCGGCGTCGCCCTCAGCGTCAACGGCGCCATCGGTACGCGGGACACCGGGACCGACCCGGCCACCACGACCATGGGCGCCCAGCTCTACTCGAAGGCCGGCAAGCTGTGGGTGCAGACCGCGAGCGGGGCTGAGAAGTTCCAGGTCGTCAAGTCCGTTGCGACCACCGGCAACTCGCAGATCGACGGCCAGTACGTCTGGCTCAGCACGGCGGCCGGTACCTACCGAGCCTTCGGCTACAAGACCGCAGGCGTGGATCGCTGGCTCTTCCAGGTAGACGACACCGCCGAGTCCGGCTCGAATGCCGGCTCGAACTTCCGCCTGTCCGCCCGCAACGATGACGGCTCCTTCAACAAGACCGTCGTCTACGCGAGCCGGAGCACCGGCCAGATCGCCTTCAACACCACGACGATCCACGGCACGGCGACCGCCACCCTTCCCGCCTCCCTGGGCCTGCGTGACACGACTGACCCGGCCACCACTACGGGCGGCGTCTTCATCTACTCGAAGGGCGGCCTGGCTTACGTCAAGCAGGGGGACGGCACCGTCTTCCAGCTCGCTGCCGGTGGTGGCGGAGGCGCCGTCTCCTCGGTGAACGGATACACCGGAGCGGTCACCCTGACCGCATCGGACGTCGGCGCACTGAAGGCGAACGACGCGGCCTACCAGACCAGCGTGCGCGCCATCTTCCAGGGCGACGGCACGAACAACATCATGGAGTGGCGCAACCCTACGGGCGGCCTCGCTGCCCGCATCGGGGCGAACGGCAACTTCGTGGGCCAGGGTGCCGCGTACATGGCTGGCGGCCTCCAGGTCGGCTCATCGTCCACCAACTGGGGTGGCGGCTCTGGCGCGATGCTCGGCCTGAACGACGCGACCACGATCCCGACGACGAACCCGACTGCGGGCGTGGTCGTCTACTCCGAGGGCGGCGTGCTCAAGATCCGGCAGGCTGACGGCACGATCGTCACCGCCACCAACGCTGCCGATCTGACGAACTACGTACAGAACAGCAGCTCGCCGACCTTCAACGACTTCATGATCATCAATGCGTCGGCTGCCACCAACTACGGCACGGTCGCCCTGCGCAAGCTGAACAAGAAGCGTTGGTCGTTCGCCGTGACCGGCGCCTCGGAGACCGGCTCCGACGTCGGCTCGAACTTCATAATCCAGTCGTACACCGATGACGAAGCCGACAAGACGTACCACCTCTTCGCCGACCGGGCCTCCGGCTCGACGGTGATCGGCTCGACGAACGTCATGAACGGTGCCCGCCTGGCTGTGGATGGCGGCGCTCTCGGCATCGTCGACCAAGGCTCGGACCCGACCAGTTCCTCACTCGGCGCACACTTCTACTCGAAAGCCGGTAGGCCGTGGGTGAAGCGCAGTACGGGTGCGACGGGCGGCACTACTCAGTTCGAGATCCTGCCCCGAGGGAACGAGCTCCAGCCGGAAGACCTTGGCCTGGCGGCCTGGACCGGAAACCCGGCAGCCTGCATGTCGACCGGCGCCTACTCGGGCACCACGAACGCCCGAGTCGCTGCCGTGTACCTGCGCGAGCCGAAGTCGATCTCGAAGATCGTGTGGCACTTCCGGGGCTACGCAGGCGGCCTGCTCGCCAACTCCTGGGCCGCTGTCTACAACTCGTCAGGCACGCGGATGGTGTACAACGACGCGATCTCTACCGGCGCGAACGAGCCTGCGACGGTTGTCACTGCCGGTGGCGACGCGTCCTACGTTCCAGTGACGGCGACAACCCTCCCGCCCGGCCTGTACTACATCGTGTGGCGCTTCGTCTACACCACCTCCCCCGTGGACGGGCCCGAGCTGCTTCAGTACGAGAACAGCGCGGCAGCTCCCCCCAACGTCTTCGGCCTGAATGGCACGAAGCTCTTCGGCGTGTACGACGCATCGAGCCAGAACTCCTCGTACACCTCGCTGACCATCGGCTCCATGCAGCGGTCCGCGAACCGCTTCTGGGCCGCCCTCGCGTAAGGAGTGTGCAAGTGGGAGCATCCCTCTACCCGCCTCCTGCCGAGGCGCCAACCACGACAACCACGGGCCTCACCGTGTCGAGTTCGTGGACCATCAACAGCTTCTACGCATCGAAGATCAACGGAGTGGCGACCTTCCATGCGTACCTGAAGTTCGTGGACGCCACATCCCTCACCCCTACATCGAACACCGAGAACCTCACTCCCGAGCCGACGATCGCCACACTCCCGGACGGCTACCGGCCGCCCGTGACGGTCAACGCAGCCTGGGGCGACGGGACCGTCAGCGGCGAGGCGGTCATCCTCAGCACTGGCGAGATCCAGCTTCGCACGACGAGCTACAACCAGTCCGTCGTCACCAACCGGAATCTCCGGATCACCGGCACCTACACCCTGTAACCCAAGGAGGACTTCCGAGTGGCGATCACTTCGTACCCCTTCGACGCTCAGTCGATTACCGAGACCGACTACTCGCGCCTGTTCCGCGAGTTCCAGGAGACTGGCGTCGCTGACGGTGTCGGTGGCAGCGCGCTCTACACCTACGCAGACGGCACCGGGATGACCGCCAAGGTCAGCCCTGGCTTCGCCATCGTTCGCGGCCACGCCATCTACTCGACGGCGACCGAGAACCTGACGATCGCGGCGTCCAACACCTCGGCCCGCGTGGACCGCGTGGTCCTGAAGCTGGACCCGGCCACCAACTCCATCACGCTGGCCGTCAAGACCGGAACGGCCGGCTCGTCGACTCCGCCTGCCCTGACCCAGACGGACACGGGAGTCTACGAGTTCGGCCTGGCTACGGTCGCGGTCGGTGCCAACGTCACCTCGATCTCCGCTGCCTCCGTGCAGGGCGAGCGCCAGTTCCTCGGGAACTCGGTGGGCGGCTGGACCACCAACACCCGCCCCGCCTCGCCTCGCGTCGGGCGCCTGGGCTTCAATCAGTCGACGAGCACCTGGGAGTACTGGAACGGTACGGCCTGGACCTCGCTGGTCGCGGCGGTTGACTGGAACACGCTGACCAACAAGCCGTCCAGCTTCACGCCCTCGACGCACACGCACGCGTACGCCGACGTCACCGGCAAGCCGACCACCTTCGCTCCGTCCGCACACTCGCACGACTGGGACGACGTCACCGGCAAGCCTACGACCTTCGCACCGTCGACCCACTCGCACTCCTGGACTTCGATCACCTCCAAGCCGTCGACCTTCACGCCGAGCTCGCACTCCCACTCCAGCTACCTGGAGTCCGGCGACACGATCTCCTGGGCGAACGGCTCGAAGAAGCCGTACTCCAACACGGCGACGGACGGCACCTGGTACGCGGTCTGGGTCGAGGGCTCCGGTACCTTCTGCCGCAACACCTCTGCCCGGAAGTTCAAGGAGAACATCCAGGACTTCGAGATCGACCCGGACACCGTCCTGAAGATGCGGCCGGTCATCTACGACCGCAAGGACCAGGTCGACGAGGAGACCGGCAAGCTCCGTCCGGGCCGCAAGGGCGAGGTCGGCCTGATCGCTGACGAGGCCCACGACCTCGGGCTCAACTGGATCGTCCAGTACATGGACGGCGAGGTCGACGCCCTGCGCTACGACCTCCTGGGCGTGGCCCTGCTCCCCGTCGTCCAGCGCCAGGCCAAGCAGATCAGCGATCTGGAAGAGCGTCTGGCCCGCCTGGAGGCCAAGCTGTCGTGACTGCCCTCGCCCTTGACAGCGGTGTGCAAGTGGCGCTGGTGACCGCAGGCGGCACCGTCATGGTGGCCGTCGTCGGTGTCTTCGCTGAGCTCATCCGCCGCCAGACCAACACCCTCTCCGAGGTGCGTGATCAGGTCTCCAACACTCACGACACCAACCTGCGCGACGACCTCGACTCGGTGATGTTCCGCATCGACCGCGTCATCGACAATCAGGACCGCCACGGCGAAGCCCTGGACCGACACAGCAGGGACCTCGGAAGCCTGCGCGACGAGATCGCGCATGAGCGTCGTGAGCGCCTGTCCGTCGAAGAGCGCCTGGACGACCACATCGTCTCGGCCGCTGCCTGACCAACCCACCCCCGAAGGCCCTGTCTCCAAGCGAGGCGGGGCCTTCGGCGTACCCAAGGAGGTTCGCTCTCTTGACTGCGCACATCTACCCCGGTGGCAACGCCACCGTCCAGTGGTTCGGCAAGGCGTACTCCGGTGACGCCATGCCCCACCCGAACGTCATCGTCATCCACACCACCGAGGGCGGCTCGTTCCCCTCGTACGGAGGGGGCGGCTCGGCGCCGACCTTCACCGTCAAGGGCAAGGAGGTGCACCAGCACTTCTACGCCAACCACTCCGCTCGGGCCCTGGTCAACAAGGCTGGGGGTGTTGACACCAACACCCTCAACGTCATCCAGATCGAGCTCGTCGGCACCTGTGCCAAGGGTGGGCCGGGCCTGTTCTGGCCGGGCGCGTCCGACGCTGACCTCGCCGGCCTCGTCGACCTGGTCGACTGGCTGACTGACACCTACGACGTTCCGCTCGTCTCCACCTCGAAGCCGTGGCTGAGCTACCCGACGAGCTACGACTCGAAGAGCGGGCAGCGCATGAGCTTCGCCGAGTGGGAGGCGTTCAAGGGGATCTGCGGTCACCAGCACGTTCCCGAGAACGACCACGGCGACCCCGGCAACTTCCCGATCAAGCGGCTGATCGAGCTGGTCAAGGCGAAGAAGGGCACGCCCGCCCCCACCAAGCCTGCCCCGGCGAAGCCCGCTCCTACGAAGCCTGCTCCCAAGCCGGTCTCGAAGGTCGTCGCCCTGAACCCGGCCGTCAAGCCTGGCGCCCGGCACGCCCAGGTCAAGGATCTCCAGCACTTCCTGGTGAAGGCGGGCTACGGCCCGATCCATGGCGCGTACTCCACCTACTACGGCCCGGAGACCCAGAAGGCGGTCGCCCGGTTCCACAACAAGAACCCCCACCTGCGCACCGCAGGCAAGTCGTACGACCCGGTCATCGGCAAGTCCGGCTTCAAGGAGCTCCAGAAGGAGGCTGGCATCAAGTGAGTAAGCACGCGAAGGTGACGAGCAAGGGCCTGGCGCGTATCGCCGGGGCCCTGCCCACCAAGTACAAGTCCAAGGCCGGACTGGTCGCGGCCGGTATCGGCGTGGCCCTGTCCCTGGCCACCTACTTCGGCACCGACTACCCGCAGGTCGCGCTCGCCATTCAGGCGCTGACCGCGTTCGGCTTCGTCGAGCAGTCCGACTCCGAGTAAGCGGAAGCCCCCGCTGGCCCTGTGGCTGGCGGGGGCTCTCTCGTCGTCTCAGCCCTTCTTGGCCTCGATCTCTTCGAGTGACACGATCTTCGGTCGCCGTCGAGCTGTCGTCTTCTTGGCGGCCGTCTTCTTCACCGCAGCGGCTCGCTCCTTGCGCTCTCCAGCCTCATGCTCGCTGAGCGCCTTCGTCACCTGCGCGACGAACTCCTCGGTCGGCCCCGCCTCCGACGCCTCGCCGAGCTCCGCCTCCTCCAGCCATTCCTCGAAGGGTTCGGCGTGCTCCTCGCACAGATCCTTCGTGATGCTGCGACCATCGCTTGCTGTGATGGTGTAAGTCTTGGCGGGGAACTTCTGATCGATGTCGCAAGCGATCACTTGCAGCTTCATGCCGCCCTCCCGGTGTGCATCTTGGTGTGACTTCAACGATACCCGTGCGCGGTTGACCAGTGCGCGGTAGTGTGGAAGTGTTACACAGTCCCAAGATCACAACGGAGTGAGGAGGCTCATGGGTAAGCGCAAGATCCAGGACGAGCAGGAGGTCATTCGCTGGTTCGAGGAGGGACGCACCTACGACTGGATGATCAAGGAATACAAACGCAAGTACAACATCGACACCGTCGCCTCGATGTGGGGGAACTTCCGGCGTCGGCGCGGACTGGACCGTCGAATCGTCCGGGATGACGAGCTCATCCCCTGGTTCGTGAAGGAAGAGCACCGCTGGGCCTACCCGCTGGCGATGCTCCGAGCAGAGGCTCGGCGCCGGGCCGGCAAAGACCTGACCGAGACGGACACCTCCCGGCTGGGGAACTGGCTGGAGATGCTGAAGGAGGAGGACGCGGTCGTTCACTACGACCCGGAGACTGATGAAGGATTCTTCTACGTCCCACGTCAGGAGGGCGACGATGACCTCATCCACCGCCCGAAGCACAAGACGACACCGCGCCCCAATGCGGACAAGGACTGACGAAGTCAGGTCTGACAACGGTGTCGAGTAGAGCCCCTCGTAGTGAAGCTGCGGGGGGCTCCTTCGTGTCCAAGTTGACCCGTCAGTAGATGAAACTTCAAATTTATGCGCATCCCGTGCAACCATCTCCACAGTTGTGGAGTCATACATTCCGGATCATGAAGTGTGTGATCGGTTCGTCTCACATCGTGGAGGTCGAGCTTGACTCCCTTCTGGTGGGCGTGCATGATGATCCGAGTCAGCGACACTTGCACACAAGGAGGTTGATCAAGTGGGAAACCATGAGGGGGCGGGCGCTGCTACTTACCCAGGAGGATGGAGCGCGGAGTACAGCTCTCCGGACAAGCTGATCACGCTGATAGTCGACGAGGAGGACTACGACTTCCACATCGTCGCGAGGCCGGGGCACAAGCCGAGCGCCATGAGGACGGTGCTCGACGTGGCCAAGTCGCGAGGTCTGGAAGTACTGGACGAGGACGAGATGGACCCCGAGATCCTTGAGGACGGAAGCATCCGCATCTACCTCGCGCCCGTCGAGCTGTACGCCGTCGTGCCGGTCAAGGCGAAGTGCTCCACCGGCAAGCGCATCGCCCTCGGCTTCGGCCTTGCGGCAAGCGTCTCGATCGCGTTCCTGATACCGAGCCCGCTCGCCCACGGCCCTGCATCCACTGCGGAGAAGTCCCCGGCGAACGTCGAGCCGATCTCCTCCGTCGTCCCTGCCGTATCGAACTCGAACTGAAGGAGAACTGAGTGGCCCTGAATCTCATCGAGATCCCGCAGGCGAAGCCCCTGCATCCGAACCTGTCCGTACCGCGCGACGGCTGGGGCCGTCCGCTCATCGTCCCCGAGCTCGGCGGCAACCCGAAGGGCCACACCCGCACGACGACGTTCATCGACTGCATCGAGGACAAGTCGAACCTGATCGACTGGAAGGCCCGCAACGTCCTGGTCGGCATGACGAGGCGCCCGGACCTGGCGGACAAGGCGCGGCACCTGGACCCCGAGGACTCCAGCGACAAGAAGAAGCTGAACGCCCTCGTCGAGCAGGCGGAGGATGCAGCCGGCGCGAACGACAAGTCGCGCAAGGGCACCTACCTGCACGACCTGTCGGAGTATGTCGACCGTGGAGACCCGCTGCCCAGGACCATCTCGGGCGCGGACCTCGACGACATGGCGGCGTACATGGCAGCCACGGCCGCACTGACCGTCGTGGCCATCGAGCAGTTCGTCGTGGTGCCTGACCTGTCGGTGGGTGGCACGTTCGACCGGCTGTCGTACTACGAGGGCCCCGGCCCGGACGGCAAGCCGATCTCGGGCAACTTCATCACGGACACGAAGACCGGCTCGATCGAGTACGGCAAGCTGAAGATGGCGTCACAGCTCGCGGTGTACTCGCGCGGCAAGCTGTACGACCACACGCTCTTCCCCGTGAACGCGGACGACAAGGACGCGATCAAGGCATGGAAGAAGCAGGAGTTCACCGCCGAGCAGGCCGCCCAGGCTTACTCGCCGCTGCCTCCTGTTAACCAGGACTGGGGCATCATCGTCCACTTGCCTGCTGGCACTGGAGTGTGTAACCTGTACTGGGCCGACCTGAACATCGGGTGGGCACTCGCGAACCTTGCACTCACCATCCGCAAGGCGCGCGGGACGAAGGGTGCACTGAAGCCCTTCGTGACGCAGGCCACATGAACCGGAGTTGACTTCAACTCCCAGAGTGTGTAAGTTGGACAACGTCAACGGGGAACGCCCCGGAGATGCAGGGCGAGAGTTGCACAGCTTACCGAGATCGTGTAAGTTGGACAACGACGGCGAGAGAGAGGGGAACGAAACACAGTGAGTGAACTGAGCGTCACGATCAAGTACGACAAGGGGCACGACGCCACCTGGGCGGTCTTCCGAGGGACGACCTCGGAGATCAGGGCCGACATCCTGGACTTCTTCGGGATGGACCCTGCGACACAGGTGGGCCTGAGCCTGAGCAGCGTCGTGACGAACGCGACCCAGATCGCGCACGGCAAGGGGCTGATCGCTACGGCGCTCGGAGCCACGGTGGTTGAGGAGATCACCGAGCCGGCCAAGCCTCCGACCGACGACCCGTGGGCTGCTGCGTCTGCAACCCAGTCCGCCCCCTGGCCGGGCAGTGCAAGTGTCGCAGAGCCGAAGAAGGAAGACCCCAACGCGTACATCCTTGGGGAGATCGAGAAGAAGACCACCGTCCAGGAGCTGAAGAAGCTCTGGGCCGAGAACCAGTCCTTCTTCGCCGACCCGGCAGTCATGGCCGCATGGAAGGCGAAGGGCAAGGCGCTCAGCGCCGCCTGATCCAACCGCAGTACCAACCAACACATCGCACCGTAACTGCCCGCGTGGGCAACGAACGAAGGAGATCAACACAGTGGCCCTCAACCTCATCGACATCCCGGTCCAGGGCGGCGGCTGGTTCAAGCCGAAGGACAACCTAAGCGCTCCCGCC